ACGAATGAGTCAAGCTGTCCCACACCTTCCAGAAGCGGGCCAATCGCCTCCGTAGCAGTGTTGACGTTTTGAGTCATCTTGCCGAACGATTCGCCAACAGAATTTAGGAGCGGCGAAAGGTCGCGAACGGAATCGTTTATCCCGCGAATCGTATCTTCGAGCGATTCGCCGTCGACACCCATGAACCCTTTACCGAGTTCAGGCAGCACGATACCAGCGAACTCGTCGAATCCTGCCCGCAACGTGTTTAGTACCTTCGTCATTTCCGGCATCGACTTGCCTGCCACTTCGTCGGTAGTCCCTTTGGCGTCTCGCAACTTCCGTTCGTATTCGGCAATCTTGTCGCCAGTGCCGAGCAACGCCTGAGTGAACACTACCGACTTGTCGGAGAATCCTAGATCCATCAGGATTTGCTTTTTAGCCTTCACCGACAAGCCGTCGAATTGCCGCTCCATATTGCGGATGATTTCGCCGAGATTGTTCATCTTGCCCGTTGAATCAAAGACGGCAATCCCTTGCTCGCGGAATGCGTCGGCGTTGTCGATTGCTTTCGTTTGCAAGTCCCGCATAACGATCGCAAGAGCGGTGCCGGCTTCCTCGTCTTTGATACCCTGGTCGGCAAACGCAGCGAGAACCGCAACGCCTTCCTCGATATCTTTGTTCGCGGCCTTGAGCGACGGCCCTGCTTTGTTCGTCAGCGACTTCGAGAATTGTTCGATACTCGCATTCGCTAAGACGTTGGCCTTCGTCAACACATCCGAGACGCGGTCCATTGCTTCCATCTTCTCGGCAGTCGTCCCGATATTCATACCAAGAGCGGACTGAGCGTCGGTCAACAGGTCCGTTGCCAACGCAAGATCGAAAGCGCCGGCCTGAGCAAACCGAGCTGTACGCGGCAAGGCTCCGATAGATTCTTCGGCACTCAAGCCAGCGGATGCCAGATAGAAGTAGCCTTCCGCGGCCTGTGCTGCGGATGCCTCAACGTCAAACGAAACATCACGGGCCGTCGATCGCATTCGCTCCAATGTCTCGCTTGACAAATCGCCCATGATCGCAGTTGAATGAGCCATCCCGGTTGCGAATTCGCTGTAACCCCGAAACGCCGAACGGGCAGCCATCCCGATACCACCAACGCCAACGGCAACACCTGTGAGAGCACCAATTGAACTGGTGATCCGAGACAGCGAGAGCGACGAGAAAAACCCTTTGACGGCCGGCTGCGTGGTTTGCAATTCATTGCGGAGCCTAACGACCTCACGCCGCCATGCTTCCTGACCGACTCGCGTTTGCAGCAACACCCGCGGCAGTTCTCGGATTGATTGCTTGTAGCGTTCGAGCGGCGTCAGATTCGCTTGGATGATTTGTTTCGCCCGTGCGAGTTCCGCCGTGCGTGCTCGTTCGGCTGCTGCGACTTCCGGCAGTTTCTGCCTGGCCAGTTCGTTGGCCCGGTTTAGTTGATCTTGGCTCCAGCCCATTGCCGCCGCGGCCTTTTTGTTCATTACAAGGGCGTCGATGTATTGCTGGGTCGGCGTCACCATCGATCGCATAACCTGCTCGCCGTGTGCAATCGAACGGTTTAGCTCTTCCTGCTTGGCAATCGCGTCGGGCTGCTCTGCGTCCAGTCGGGCAAGGGCTGCCTTATATTCCTTGCCAGACATCGATGTTTTTCCGAATAGATCGTTCAATCGGTCAAGCGATGCTTGGTATTTTTCCGCTGGCGAAAGCGAGTCCTCCGTGATTTGCCGCAGCAATGTCATTTCAAGCCGCGTCGGTGTAATCACATTGCGGGCGTTACTCTGAAATGTCAGCTTATAGAGGTTCGATCCGAGAGCCATCGTCATCCCTTCGGGAACAATCGGCCAACTACACTCCGCCAGCCGGTTGGCTTCTTTGCTTGCTGCTCAACTCGCATCGTCGGCATAAACGATTCTTCCGGCCTGTAGTGATCGTCGGGAACCGGCTTCCCGCATGTCCGCAAGGCGTTGTTGATTGCATACGTCAACGTGTGCAAGATCCGGGCAACCAGTCGATCATTGCGCTCATCGTCAAGCACCTGTACGGCGTAAGTGTTCGCCACAAACTCGGCACTGTAGGAATCTAGCAGGTCGTCTATTTCGATTCCATATCGTCCGCAGAGCCGCCAGCAGTGCCGTTCCCAGGCGTCTCGTCGGAGTTTTTTACGGCTTGCTCTGGCTCCGGCTCGTCTCCCATGTTGTTGATCTTAGTCGCCGCCCGAAGCATGGCATTAGTGTCGGCCATGTCGAAAGCATCCCAGCAGCCGGCGAGAGCTTCGTTGGTCGTGAACACTGCCGCTCCGTCATCGTCGACAACCGTCATCGACAGCAGCACGTCGTCAAAGTACGCTTGCTTTGCCGGGTCGGCTTCGCCGTTTTTCTTCTGACAGCTCTTTCGCCACTTGCGTTGCTCGCTTCGAGTCAATGACTGTACGCGGGCTTCGCCACCGGTCGGCAATGCCACGACATCGAACCGACGAATTGACTTCGCGGACTTCGCTTCAAATTGTGCTCTGTTTAATGCCATTGTTCCCACCTATAAAAACACCGAGTCAATCAGTGGCACCACTTGCGTCGCCGGTGGGTGCAACGACAGTCTTTCGACATGGTGCCACTGACTAACCCGGTAAGTTATCCCACCGAAAAACTTACTTACTCTTCGTCATCGTCTCCAGACTCTTCGTCCCATTCGATTCCAGATACGTCCTCGGGCAACTCCATCGGCGGTTCCGGTGATGCCTTGCCATGCAATGCCTTCACCTGCTCGACGATGATCGCCTGTTGCTCTGGGGTAAACTCGCCGAACTGATGATTCTGGCAAAAGTTCGCTCCCGGCTGGCGGCCAATCGTGCCGATGTGCAACTTCCCATAACCAAGATCGTTGCCGTCTTCGTCTCGCACGCGAGCACCAATGCTGATACCGAGCTTGTCATCGTAGATATCAACTCGCCATATACCAGGAACTTCAGTTTCAACCTTCCCTGTCGGAGAATCGGACATACCGAATAACTTCGACAGCTTCACTTCTAACGTCGGCATTTTGTCATCCCTTCAAAAGATCCCACCGAAACAAAATTAGACCGCGGCGACAGTATGGGTGAACGTCGTGCCGTCTGGAGTGAAGACCATCGATTTCATTTGCAGACCAGCACTCGTACCAGTTGCGGACGTGTACTGCGGCGAATCGTCGGCCTCAGTCACGGCCCCGGTAATGCTCATAATTTCCGCTGTCGAGGCACCGGAAGGCAGCGGGCCGGTGATCGTCAATGTCTGAACCGTGCCAATCGACGGCGTAGCAACCGCCGGACTGTTCTGGTACGTGATCGTGATCGGCCGCAATTCTTTGAGGTCGCCAAACACTTTCGCCGCATTCGTGGTTGTACCATGATGGCTGGCCGGAACCTCGGGAACGCTCCCGCCGGATGCCGTGATGTCGGAGACGCGAAACGTCTGAGAATCGGTTGACAGTGCGATCGTGGCACCGTGCATTGTGTCGAGTAAGGCAACAGCCATGAGTTAAATCCTCCGGGTTAAACTCCCACCGCCTCGGCGTGGGTGATTCTGAAAATTACCCGCACCCAGTAGCGATGCGTGTCCGATTTGTCCTTTGCTTCGTCAATCCCGTCATCGAGGGCATCCGTGCATTCGATCCAGTACACATACACACCTGAGAGCGTGCCGCGGTAGTTCGCCGTGTTCGCTCGTAATGCTTCTGCAATTGCATCCGCGCCGCTGAGCGTGTCGGAGTAGCAGTAGCAATAAAGGATCGACTGCCGAACGCCGCTCGTTCCAGCCAAGTGCTGAATAGACTCGCCGTCCGTTCGCTCGTAGATGATTCGGTCTTGCCTGTCAGTTCGTTCCTTGCCGATGAGCGGATAGATTCTGGCAGCAGTCCCCGCACCAACGAGGTCAGTAATCGCACTGATCGTTTTCCAGTACGTGATAAGTCCACCATCGCGTTCATCAAACAAACCAGCCACATTACTTTTTCCCCGTCAAACCTTCCTTGACACCAGCCTCTAACGCCATGTTCTGAGCTTCACGGGTTTCCTCCCATGCGTTTGCAAGGTATCGCCGCCCTTCGACCCTGCCAGACACTTTCCCGGCTCCGCGTCGCGGCTTCTGCGGTAGCCGTGAATTGCGACGTGATGTCTTGGGCTTCTTATGCAGCGAACCGCCGACAACAATCCGATGGCCTGCTTCGACAAGGTGTCCGTGGGAACCTTCCGGGCGTCGCCATCGAACTCGCCCGACGATTCCGCCGTTCACATCGTCTTGATACACTCGCGTTCCGACCGCGGACGCAAGCGGCTTCTTTCCTTTTTTGTCGCCGCGATAGGGCAGCAACCCGTATAGCTTCTGACGCACTCGCTTCGCAGGAATCCCCACTGCGTTGCGCATCCCTTTTTTAACCGCCGGGCTACGGTCGATCGCTTCCATGCGGAGCAAATCTTTTTCGATCCGTCCGAAGAATGCGTGGTCAACAAAAGCTGTTGCGGTAAATCCGGGCATTACGAGGAAGTTCCTACAAAGCAGATATCGTACGTGACGTCGTTTGCCGTGTTGTTCAGGATGTTGAGAATGTCGCCGGTCGTTGCGGTTACGGTAATTCCGCCAGCGACGGTTCCCAGTAAAGTACGCGGCCATTCGGTCCAACCGTCTTCGTTCCGGCTGCGGACCAGAATCGCATTTCGTTCGCATTGCCGCCAAGTGTGATTGTATTGCCGGCAGTTGTGCTCTTGTTGTGGAAGTAGAACACCTTGACCTTCACAACCGCAATCGTCGTGTTGAATTCGTCCGCTACGGAGCCCGAGAAGTCGAGGGTGTTTGTCGCTGAGCCGGACAACGCCACGTCTTCCTTGAAGTACAGCACGTCGGCTTGATCCAGACCAACACCAGTCGCAAGCGAATCGAGCAACAGTTTTATCGGCTTGTATTGGGCACCAGCGGACGTCGCCAGAATGAAATCAAGTTGGCCGGACAGGTTTGTTATAAGGGTCACGATTGCAACTCCGTACAGTACAGTTCCAACGTCGGCCGCGTCCCCGGTTTCTGTATCGGGTGAACGTGCTCGATATTCAATGTCTTGTCTTTGAAAATTCCGGTCGTCGGAACGATCCGTTGCTTTGGGTCAACTCCCTTTCGATATGGAGTCGTCACAACGTAGTCGACGTTCGATTCCAGCGTTCGACCGCGGAATGTCTCTTGGCCACTGATCGCAACAATATCCACAGGCATGTTCACGACGGTATTGGCGAACGATTCTGCCGGGTTATCGTCGGTCGCCGTGTCCGTTTGGAGCTTTGCGCGAAACGGATATGTCGGGGCTGAACAGGTCTTAGGCATATTCGTACGTCGCTCCTTCCACGGCTAGGAGTGACATCAAAACGCCTTGCGACTCATCATCCGCACACATTCCACGATTCGACAGCCAGTGAGCAACTAGCTTTGTAATCGCCATACGGTAGATGATCGGCACCGACGAAGCATTCGCGCCGTACCCGGCTACACCCGTCACAACCACCGAGTTCGTGTCAACGATTGACGACGGGTAGGTCTCGTTGTAACCAATCACGATCCGGGCCGGCATGCTGATCGTGTCGACCGTGTAAAGCGTTGAGGTCAGCGTTTGTTGATCTTCCGCCGAATCTTTGTAAGTGATCGACGTTACTTGTTGCAGCGGGCCGAATCGCCAGAAAATACACTCCGGCAGGTAGTCGTAATACTGCGTTCTCGTCTGCGTAATCAGCGAACGATTTGCAAGCTGTTCCACCATCCGCCGGGCCGCCGGAATCCATACGTCCTCGATCGTCGCATCGTCCGTGCAATCGTCAACGATGTACGCTTGACGCTTGACTTCAGCGACCGTGACCGGCTCTTTGGCCGGCTCGACTGTCACGACGTTGGGTGGAATGTTTCGGATCATCGGTAGTACAGAACGATTCTGCCTTGTTTCGAGTTCCCGGCGTTCGATACGGTGATCGTCAGAATATCGCAGACCACCGGACGGGCACCCACGTTTGCCGCACCCGTCAAAAAGAAGTCGACGGTCTGCGTTGTCGAGGTGTGCCGATCTACCAGATCGTCATAACAATTCGCCAGAACGTTAGCACCTTCTTCGTCTGTTATGACGATGTCATAGTCAGCAGTCGGAGCGGCCCCGGCATCGGGGTCGGTGACGGCCTTCAGCAATTCGCCGGATATCTTGCCAGTCGTGATAACAACCTGACCAGTCGCGTCGTCGGAGGTCCAGTCAATAACGATCCGCCGAATGTGGCCATGTTGGCCCTTGCGGTCTTGACCATCGTCGTAAGCAATTGTGGAAGCTGAACCGGCCATTATCGTCCGATCTGAATAATGCGAGCCTGGCGGATCTTCATTGTCTGCGCGACGGCTTCACCGGTCAGGAACTCCAGCGATAGCCGCATCGCCACGTCATCGGGGAGGTTTGTTACTGCGGGCCTCGTTATGGCCGTGCCGTTTACAAACACATCAACCACAGACCCGTCCCAGTAAAACTCCGCGAACACAAGCGTGTCATCGACCAGCGTTGCAATCCCCTCGGACGTCGTTTCTGTGCTGTCTTTCTCAAGGCAGAAATCCAGGTCTGTCGATCCGTCAAGAGACTGGAATCCGATACGATCCGTCACGCCACCGAGGATCGCGGTATCCGTGACAGCCAGACCGAGAAAGAAGTCCGACTGCGTCACGTCGTTGATTTTGAACTCGACGCCGAAATACAAGTGCTGATCGCTCGTCAGTTCAAACGGTGTGCCGAGCAACTGAGCCGAAACGCCGTCGTCTTCTGCGTTGTCGGTAACGAGGTTCCATGCGTATCCCGCATCGGTCGCCGGAAGAATGTCAGAATCACCACCAGCCCCGGCCTCGACAACGGTTGTCGTCCAGCCGGTTGGATCGGTGCCCGCCGCGTTCGCAACATCGGCACGCAGTTCATACGCAATAACGCTTGTTCCAACCGCTGAAACGAGCCGCTTGCGATGCGTGTCCCAAAAGACGAGTGCGTTGTTGCGATTGTATTCAGAGTGAAGGGCCATAATTCTCGCTCCTTGGAGCGCCGCTGTGCGGCGAGTTAGGCGTTGTGGTTGTCACGTAAGCGGCCGACGTGGCGTGAGACACGCCGACCGCCCTACGCGAAAGCTATGCTGTTACGGTTTCCCTCCGTCGATTCGACGACTTTTGGGGCTGTTGCCGTTTTGCTTCGTCAATGAAATCATCCGCCTGCCGAAACGCTTCGTCCTTGATCCATTGCGGGTCTTTCCGACCGCCATACGCATCGAGCAGACGAAGGTAAATATCGGCCGCGAATCTGTCTCGATCGATCATTAGACAATCGCCGTCGCTGGGACATCTTGCTTGTAACGGCCGCCGCTCATAATGATCTCGATGCCACCGAGAACCGGGTCATCGACAACCTCGACGGATTTCAGCCGTGCGTACTGGTAGCCGGTATCGCCCAGCTCTTCGCTGTCGATCTCGATGAGATACCGCTGGCTTGAACCGGCCGTTGTCGTAAACCCGGCTGTCGTCGCCGCAGTCAATGCACCTTCCGTATCGCCGCTGGTCATCGCTTTGTAACGGAACGGAATCGCCGTCACGTTCGAGCCACTGACATCGTCGGAGGCTTCCACCGTGATCGTCGCCGTACCCGTCGCGCCAACACCCTTGACGATAATGAACGTCGCGCCGGCATAGTCGCCCATGTTGACGATGTCGCTGTATACGGTCCCGGAAAACGCATCAGCCACCGGGTCCAGACCTTTGACCAAGTGATGCTCTTGCAAAAAGTTACATGGCATGTTTCATGCCTCCTATTTGTTTGTCAGTGATTAGGCACGAGTCGCAAGGGTGATTTGCGGCGATTGTGTGTTGGTTCCGTTGGCCGGAGTCAACGCGGAATTCCACATCGGCATACCGTCGACGCGGGTAATAAACCGGAATGTCTGCTCGTTCGAGGTGAACCGGACGTGGATCGACTGGTCCGCCTGCATCCCGCCCTTGGAAATCTCGATATACTGCGTCGGGTCCCAAAGAATGATGTCACCCACGGTTCCGAGCGTCGAGCAGTGTTCCACCGGAATCACAGGACGGCCCTTCAATCGCCCCCACGGGGCATCGGAGGCACCGCCGGGCGGCATATAGACCGGGACGCCGCCAGTGCCAACCGCCAAGGTCATCACCTCTAGCGATTGCTCGACATCCTGGTTGATGAGCCAAACCGCATTTCGGCGAGAGCGTGCCCACATCCGCGACCACATCTTGTTGATATTTTCGTAGACGACAGTCGCCGCCGCTTGGCCGGTTTCCTTCGCAACGGAAATCGTCGCCGATGCTCCGGTTGTCGAAAGAATACCCTTCGGCTGGCCGGCCCCGGTTCCGCGGATTCTCGCATCGTCTTTCATCCAGGCCATTTCCTCAGAAAATGCCTGCGTAAAGATCGACGCCAACGCGCCGGCATCGCTTAGTAGCCGATTCGTTGCATAGGCCAGTCCGATCAGCTCCTTCAGTTCGAGAGTTTCCTTGCGGAACTTCGGTTTTTTGGCGGTCGCCACATCGGCTTCAGCACCCCAATAAACCTGAACTCCACCCCACCTCGACCCGGTCGCACGAGACGTTTCGTCGACGAGCACCAATTCCAAACCATCATAGTTCGGATTGGTCAGCGGAATGCTTCGGACCTGCGGCAACCGAGGGTCCGCAAGCGAACTTTCCGCACTCATCCGGGAGTACAGTTCGACCGCGAAATCCTTTTGAATCAGCACGCCGCCGTCACTCGGAACACCAGCCGCCGCACCGCCGGTTGCGACCGCAAGCTGCTCCCAGACCAGCATCGGATTCGGCTTGCCACTCCGCTCTGCGTTCGCAATGGCTTGCAGTTGGTCGCCAAGGCTATGGAATGCTGGACGCTCGACAATCTCGCCGCCAGCCAGATTGTACTTGGCGAGCTTCTGCGTCACCGACACTCGTTCGGTGGTCGTGGTCGACAACTGATCCGGCTGCGTGATCCGGCCCGGTCCCGTGCCGATAACGCCGGTTAGCTCTTCCGACTTCTTCGCCCGGTCGGCGAGCTTTTGCTGTCGCTTGACGGCGTCTGCGAGTTCCTGTTTCTCGTTGACCAGGGCGTCGTAGGTCGCGTCCAGAGCGTCGTATTCGGTCTTCTTCTCTGCCGACAGCTTGCCGTTCGTTTTCTCGCTGGCTTCGTCCAAGATGGCTTGCATCTTGTTGCCACATTCGAGGATTTCCGCATCGATTATCGCTAGTGTTCGTGCCATTTCGTTGGCTCCCTGGTTATTGTCGGGGCCAACGAAAAAGCGTTTCGAGAGCGCCGACAGTTCGGTTAAGAACTTTCGTACGATCTCGAAACGCTCTATGCGTTTTTTGAATCGCCTGTGGCTACCGCCTCTTATGGGACTGACGTAAACCGCAGTGGGTTGTTCGTGTTATTCTGACTATCTTTGTGATCTAGCCGGTATTTGTCAATAGGGATTTGTGCATCCGCCTGCGGAGCTTCAGTTTCAGAGCCAACGCCTCGACATTGCAGCCGTCTTCCTCATCGTCTCCGATAGGGAAATAAGCGTCCAGGGCTCGCTGCATCCACGCGGTTAGATGCCCTTGAACAAACTCGCGGGATTTGCCCGCAAATTGCTTTTGGAGCATTTCGGCCGCCTGGAATACCACGTCGTTGGGCAGTCCCTCGATCGACAACCCGTGAGCAAGCATACTCCGCGTCGCATCGCCAGCGTCGACAACATCGACCGCGTGCAACACCTGCGGACGCCACAACGGCGGCAGCTCCTGTCCTGTGTCATCCAGCTTCGGGCGTCCTTTCGAGTCAAGTCGTTGCTCGAATTCTGTCTCTAGAACGAGGCTCATGCCGATATCGTCGGTGGTCCCGTCGCGGAGTGATTCGCTTACCACGTCCATAACGTAGGTCGCCAAATCGCCGTTGGGAGTCTTGAACGCTGAATCTTTGAATCCCAGGTCTCCGCGGGCTACCATCACTTCCTTGGGGCCGTCCGGCGTCTCTCGTTGGATGAATCCAAGATCCACACCAGTCACCCGACCAAGCATTTTGCCTACGCCGTCGTCGGATTCAGTAGGATGCGAAAGCCGGGATTTCAAGCCACCAGGAGCCGCATTGGCGAGCTTGGCGATCTGCCGGATTGACTTCTGGTCGAACTCTCCGCGTCCCTTCGAGCGGAACGGGCCTTCCTCGGCGAGAATAATGCCGCGGATTACCTTTGCTTCCCGGTCTACTCCGAGCGGTCTGGCACTCGTTTGAGCGCGTAGCCATTGTGTCATTAGTTGAGTTCCTTGTCGTGATTTGTTTTAGCGGTCATTCGATGCCTCCAATGTACTTAGGCCGTCCAGGTGCGAGTTTTGCGAGCTGCTCTTGGACATCTGGCGGAAAGTGCCATTCACCAGAAAACGCTTCGGATAACGGACCCGGATTGTGGAAGTCAGCCAAGCTCACAAGCCTGCGTCGCGGCTTGTCGCGAATCTGATCCAACACTTTCTGAATATCTGCGGCAGTGATTACATTGGGCATGGCTCTTATGCTCGCATGAAGCGAGAGCTTCCTTTATGAAAACGTCGCCAACACTTCGTCCAACTCTTCCACCAGCTTAGCAACCCGCTCGGCCTTCCAGCCTGCCGCCAGTTCGCCGAACCGCTCGCGAACATTCGGCCATTCGTCCGCTTGAACCGAAGTCAAGTCTAGCACCTGCTCGCGTGCGATGGCAAGCTGTTTTGCCACGACTCCCCGCGTTGTCCCGCCGCTGTCGATGTTCAGCCCGCGCGAGCGAGCATAGGCAAAGATGGGCAGGCTAAGCGACTCGGACAGCTTGTCCTCGACGAGCTTGTAGTAAGTGTCGAACGCTCCAAAGAATTCCTTTGCATCGCCAGCAATCATCTTGCCAACTTTCGCGATTTCGATTGACAGACTTTCGCTGGCCACTGCTTCGACCATCACCTGAGCGGCCGACTGTACGTCGAGTATTCGCGAATCTATCGGCGGTCGTGTGTACTCGATGAGGCTCGCGATCTGTGCGGCAAGTTCGTCGGGTAGTTTCGCTTGGATGTCCGGCAAGTTCACCACGGGGATTGGCTGCGGGCGGTCCAGGTGATCCAACAGCCCGTCAACGGTCGTGCGGATAACGCTCATTGCTTCATCGGACTTCGGCTCCGGTGCCTTCTGGACGATCGGTGCCGGCGGTTCAGGCGGATTGATTACGTTCGCAATCGTCGCGTATGACGTCTGAATAAAATGCTCGTCGCCATCGTCGATCGGATTCATGTCTTCGAGTTCGCGGATCTCGTTGATTGAATACGCACCGAGTTGCCAAAGCGATTGATAGTAGGCCGCCCTCGCTGCCGAGTCACCGCGGAGCAACCCGTTGACGTTGTGTTTCGCAAAGTGCGTCTTTCTCTCAAGCGGGGAGAGTAGCTTTCGCCACACTTCCTCTTCCCACTTCTTCAGCCACGGGACGAGCGAGTAAACTACAAAATCAATCCCCTGGTGTTCGATATTGGAGAACGTCGCCCGCAAAAGATGCTGCACCAAGTGCGGGCTTACGCCGTACCAGCGGCAGATATCTTCCACCTGGTGTTGCATCGTCTGTAGGAATTGCGAGTCCTCTGGCGAGAAGCTGAGAACCTTGACATCGCACCCTTCGGGAACGATCGCAGGCTTTGCGTTGTTCTCCGGCCCGCCGTGGACATCCATCCAAGTTTGCCGATAGTATTCACGATCCGCCGGAAGTATGCTCCGCTTGGTCATGCCCGTGATAACCACGCTCGGCCGTGCCGAGTTTTTCATATAAGCCGCGCCCTGCTGAACCGTCGCAATGCCATGGGCAATCGTCTCGCGTGCGTTCTCGATAACTCCCTTGCCGATGATTCCGTTGTCGCTGATGATCGACGGAACGTTAAACATTTCGGAGTCGGGCAGAAAGTCATAGCCTCCCTTGTCTCGCTTGACTCGCCACGCCAAGAGATTAGGTTTCAGTCCATGCTCGCGGGCGAACTGCTCATCGGGTCGGAACGGTGTCACCCGCTCTTTCTCAAGTGGCCAAAGCCGTATCGGACGGCCGAGCGCATCGCGTTCGATCTCGGCAAAGAAGTTGCCCTGGTTGATCTGCCGAAAGAATCCCAGGCCGCGAAAGCTCATCGCCCCCATTTCCGGGTTTGGCTCGTCGTGAATCAGTCCATGAATCAGGTGATCGCTGGCAATCGTCGTGTTTCGGCCTTTCGTTTCATGCAGATTGAACGGCAGGCTCGAACCGCCAGCCACGAGCACTCGCGAGCATGCGAAGACGGTTGATAAAGTCATCGCGACGTCGTTGGTGACGTTGATCCCGGCCGCCGTACGGTGCCCAACAGCCCCATACCAGAAGTCGGAGATTACGGACGGCGATAGCTGGAATAGACTAAGCATCGGGCGGCGTTCTCCGCTTCGCGAATTGTGCGAATACACTGACGATAAACAGACAACCACCGACAACCGCTAACGACGTGCCCGGATCTTTCCACCACAGCCCAAGCCCCATGATGGCCAGACCGGCAACAGCACAAATCAGGTCACCGATGGCCAGCTTCATTACAGAAACACTCCGTCTTCCCTGCTCCACGGTCTAACTCAGACGATTGTATAAGTGCAGACAAAATACGGTTCATCCCCATAAAGCTCCCTTCGCCACTCCGTTAAAATTGCGTTGGCATCGCCCGGAAACGGATCGCCGAAAGGCGGCAGGTCAATCCGCTCTGATACATACACCCGATTCCCGTTGTCTTCGCGTACACAATGTTGAAGAACTTTCATTGGCGGCTGAGCGGCTACTTTCAACCCGCACAACCAGCCAAGTCCGAACGGAGAAAGCAACGAGGCGAAAGCAGTCTTTATAGCATATCGTCGGTTCACAGAAACACTCCGTCTTCCCTGCTCCACGGTCTAACCTCTATTCCCGTCATGGCCCCACCGATTGCCATAATCGTTGATGTCATCGGGTCGATCTTCTCTTTCGACTTCTGCTTGTCGGGCATAACCTGTTCACGGATGTTCTTGTTTGCAACCAAGTGCCGTGCTGTCCATTCTAGCAGACGATCTCCACCGTGAACAAACTGACCGGACTCCACTAGATCGAGAAACAGTTTCATGGCCGGATTGTACATATTGTGGGTCTGTGCGAACGTAAAGCATTCTATACCATTTTCCTCGTTTAATTCTAGGGCAAGATGAAGCGCTCCTGCGTTGTCGTGGGCCAACTGGACTACCCCAAACTCTCCAATCGCCTCCGCCAGTCTGGATTTGAATACTCCAGGAATGTCGGTGACATTGCCGGTGGTGACCGTCAAGCAGCCGTCGCGGATAAAAGAAGCGTACGGTTCACGCTCAAGATTGTGCTTGCATTCCTCGCATATAAACGACCAACTGCGAACCTCGTATCTCCACCGATCGTTGTGGTTTTCGTCTACGCCCTCGAAAAACTTCGTGACTAGCGAAAACGATGCCAGGTCGTTTTTCCAGCCAAGATCAAACGCTGCATAGACGGTTTGCCCGGTCCAATCGGAAAGAGGCACGCTTCCAGCTCGCCACCCCCACGATGTCGTGTCTATGCACCTATAGGTGCTCGTCACTCGAATATTCGCGTTGTATCGCAGGTAATCGTTTTTGAAAGACGGCTTGTTCTTTGCCTTGATCGCTTCCGCTTCCAGGTTCTCCGATGTGACCGAGACGCCGATGTTCGGATTCGACTTCGGGAAGCTCTTCGGGTCATAGGGATCGTCGCCCGGTATCTCTCCATCGACACATTGGCCGCAGCCGTCACCATCGCAGTTATCGCACGGACGCTTCTCTTCAGGCCGTGCGATAAACGCAAAGTAGCGGTCGTCAATAACGTTTCCGACAACTACCGACTCGACTACGGAGACGGCGTATGTGTCTTCCTCGTCCCACAGCTCCGACGTTTCGTCACCAGCCGTACAAGTGACCACACGCAATGGTTGCGACCGAGCGCCGCCCGCCGTAGTAAGTGCGCCGAACAATCCGCGATGATGCTGTTGCCAGTCGCATAGCTCGTCTATCATCATTGCGTGAGGATTCCACCCGGCATTAGTTTTCGAGTCAGATCCGAGCGGACGCATAAACGAACCGTAAGCTGGAAACGCGATATTCTTTTTAACCACTTCGGATACCCGCGATAGCGATGGAGACTTCTCGACCATTGACTTCGCTTCATTGAACATGATGCACGCCTGATCTTCTTTCGTCGCCGCCACGTAGACTTCCGCACCCTCTGCAATCGGATCATCGGCGTACATTAGTAGGCATGACAGACCGGCACAAAAAGTCGTCTTGCCGTTTTTCCTCGCCACTGTAATATACGCTTCGCGGAACCGCCTAAAGTCGTCTGCCCTCCTACGCCATCCGAGCAAAACCCAAACAATGAACGCTTGCCACGGGCTTAGTGTAAACGGCAGTCTAGCCCACCGGTCCTTAGAATGTTTAAGCACAGCCGGGAAGAATCCGCAAGCCTCTTCAGCGATCGCCTCGTCAAAGTAATAGCCACGCTCGCCCGCTCGTTCCAAGTCGTCAAGGTGCCGACGTACCGCCAGCTTGACGAGCCGCCCGGTGATAATCTCGCCGGACAGAACGCCGTCGATGTAATCGGAAACTACTTGCTTGTGATCGGTCAATTCACCCTCGGAACAAACTCTACCACGCCGTAAAACTTCTTCCGTATCAATCTCCCGTCACGAAAGGCAGCAAGACGCACGGGCATACTTATGCGAGCCGGACTGCCCCACTTGTCGACGTGGCAAATCGCCCAGCCTTCGGCTTCGTTGCATGACACTGCTCGGACTGCGATCCGATCTAAAAAGCATTGACCTGAGTCGCTCGCGTCAACACTGTACGTGCGAGAGACGGCACGGCTGGAAAGCCCGAAAACGCCAGCCAACGCCAGAAACAGACGTCGGTTCATCGGTCAATTCCTTTCCGCCCTTCGCTTGAGAATCGCCGCCAGCGGGTCGTCTTCCTCGGGTGGCTTGTCGCTTACCTTCAGCCGCACACGATCGCTCGGCGTCATCCCGAATTTGCTTGCAATCGCGGAAAACTGCTTCCACCCCATCGCCGCGCGGCAAACTGTCTTGTACTCCAAGTCGCCCTCTTGAATCAACTGATCGAATTTCCGCCAAATCCCCCACCACATACACATACCAGCCAGCGCCGGCCCGTCAACGGACTTCGCCACGCCCGCTGTCACAAGATCGGACACGACCAATTCCCAAAGCTCCTGAGCGTAGTAATCCAGCCAATCAGGCATCACCGGCACACCGTCAAATTGCGGTTCATCGTCCGAAATTGGACGCCTCCCAGGGTTCCCGTTGAGCAGTTTCTCGGCTGTCGGCTTCGGTGGTCGTCCGGCTGGCATGGCACTTTCTCCTATTTAGTAAAGACCCTATGGAATTTCGCGACTGGCGACGGAAACC